CCTGCCAAGGAATATCTTCATAGAGAGTGACACAGACACCATTCTGCAACTCAAAACCAGATACTCTTTCTTTTTGGTTCTGTGCTACATCACCGATGCGTGGTGCATTAGGTGGAGGACATTCTACTTCTTTCGTCTCTACTTTAGGAGGAGTAGTATCTTTTGGTATCTCTGGTGCAGGAACTTCTGGTGATGGGACCTTTGGTACAGGAGCAGATCGCTCAATAACCATGTTCTCAGGTTCATACTGTATCGGATTAAATGATGGCATATTACCATCACAAAAGACCCTAGCACCTTTGGGGTCATCCTCAACCAAATTATCATTGGTTCCTTTCTTATTATCAAGGTGTGCTTCGACACATCCAGGAATATCAATAACAGGAACTCCCACCTGCACCGTCACTGGAGGGGCAGATGGGAGACGTGGTTGATTTGTCATCCAACTTGGAATTCTTATATCACGAACTTCCACAGATCTAATATCAATATCACGAATTTCCATTAGAAACCAGATGGAACTCCTGGGATAGCACCACCAGTGGCACCAGGAAGTTCAGGCATTGCTGCATCTAACATTCCTGGAAGTGCTCCGGCAATTGCTTCTGTTGCTGCTTTAGTGACATTCTCCTTCACTTGTTCGACGATAGCATCGCGACGGAGATAAACAAATGTTCCTCCACCGACAATACCAGCAACACCTACAAACGAAAGAATCGCTAGAACATTAATTACTTTTTGCATTTTAATTTCCTCTGTGATTTTTAACTGGTAATGTTTTTTCCATAGTGATAGTCAGTAAAGTGACAAATCCAAAGATGAATATATGTGAGATCATTTAGTATAATTCTTCCTCCATTTCCGTCTTAACAACACAGTCAGACGTAGGATATGAAACACACAGCAGTGCAAAACCTGCTTCCATTTGATCATCATCCAGGAAAGATTGTTCTTCCTGGTCCACAGTACCTTCTACAATCTTACCAGCACAAGATGAACAGGCACCAGCACGGCAAGAGTATGGAAGATCAATACCTGCTTCGTCAGCAGCATCAAGAATATATTGGTCACCTTCACAAGAGATGATATTTTCAGTTCCGTCAGATGAACGGAGAGTTACATTAAAAGTTGCCATAGTCTTTAGTTTACGTGTACAGTACCTATCATGCCCGCTCCTTTATGCGGACCACACCAATATGTATAATCTCCAGATTCTGGGAATGATACATCAAATTCTTCACCAGGCATCATTGCTAGTGCCTCGTGTGACAATTCTGGATGATCTTCCACCACTACATTATGAGGAGGAAGCATATTATTAACAAAGTGAACTGAATCACCAGCGGATATTGTAACTTCCGCAGGATCGAAAACAAGGTTGCCATTGGACCCCATTTGAACGTCTACTGCCCATGCAGGAGCAGCAAGGAAAATTGTAGCAAGTAAGGCAAATAAGAATTTCATACTAGTGTACCGTGTTTACGTCTAATTTCTCTGAGTTCTTCAAAGTTTTTCTGTTTAGTGCCGCCGTCATATGTCCAAGCATATCCAGCGGTAATCATTTGTTCGTTGAGTGAGAGTTCTGCGTCCCCAATGTATAGCCAACCGAGAAGGCGACCGTACTTACCCACACCCCCAACAAGCTCTGTACGAATAACAAGATCGTCATCACCATTGATAGCACCTTCCAGTTTATCTTTGAGCCAGTTGGTGGCATCAATTCCAAGTGCTTTCTCTTCGAGATCTCTCGTGCGTTTTTCTGGAGTGTCAACACCAGCGATACGAACTCTTTCCTTTTTATAGAGATCAAATCCCAAGTCGATAAGTACATCTATGGTATCTCCGTCAAGGACTTTCGTTATCTCGATTACTCGGAAGTTGTAACAACTCTTCCGACTTGGGGGTGTCATTGCTCCCATTAGACTCTCTTTCGTCAATGCCTAATATATAGACGATAACGTAAAAAACACCAGCAAGGAGTATTATCAGGGAAATAATAATACTCCAGGTGACATCATTTACATCATCAAGTGGTCTTAATATTAAATTCATAACCTATACGTTCCATCGCTGCCTTCAATTCTTCTGAATGATGTATTTCATCATTCATAATCTCAGTGATTTTTTCATCATTACGATCCTCATACTTCAGATACTTTCTATAAGTTTCTGCAGCATGAATCTCTACTTCGTAGGAGAGATGGTAAGCAGAGCGAGGAGATAACCAATAATAAACCACGTTGACCCAATAGTAGATAAGTACAAGGTGTCTGGCGAAAAAGCGATCCACCCAATGAGCATTACCGCCCCGACTCTCCATATACTCCAGATGTTCGGTTTCGTTAAGTGTTTGAGCAAAATGTTCCTCCATGAGATAAATGTGATCTGGACCACGTAAACCCATTGATTCTCTGAAATGTAGCACACTCAGAAAGGCAAAATAGGGTGCCCGAGCAATTTCCTCAAGCACCCAAAACCTCTGAAAGTGTCTACCCCTGTAGAGGTAGTCGATGATTGCTACAGTTATATCTAAAACTAATCTGTTGAGTTGCTCCATACGATTTGATGAGCAAGTTTGTCTCTCAATGCGTTAATACGCTCGCCATTATATTGTTGAAAGTTTCCTCTCTTCTCTACGCTCTTATAATAGTGTAGAGCGTTAAGGATTATTGTGTAATCCTCTATATCTATATCAATCTTCATCACAATCCTCCATCATTGTTGCGATTTCCCCACCAATCTCTGCTCCAGTATCTTGTCCTAACATTACCATCCAACCAGATATCAACCAACCAACATATGGGATACCTGTGAAGATGGGAGCAACACCTGCTCCAACACTAGCACCGACCATTTTTCCTGTTGATTCTCCAGCGCCCTCCGCTTTGAGACATGCTGCGTCTTGGGCACTCAACTTTCCCTCAGCACCACCCTGGAGATGTCTCGCTCCGTCCATGGTGTACTCTTCTGTCTTTCTAATTACTGAGTTGCCGCCGATTCCAAAGAAACCATTGTTCTTATCGATGTCTGTATGGACACCGAGTACCTTTGGATCGTTAGCATTATATTGAATGCGATATCCTTCCTTACCTGCCTCTACAATGTAGGAAGTATAATGCCCCACAGGCAGATTAATGATTGGAATCTCACCTCTCTTGAGGAGATGCCCTAATATACCAATGTGAGCGACACCAAACAGTGTGCCCACACCTAGTGCCACCCATTTAAATGGTTGGTTTGACCGGGGGTTCGCCATCATTACCTCTTCCAATAGTGATTGGTGCCTGCTCAATTCTGATTGTCTGTGCAGGAGCAGTTGCTGATGCTTTCTCAATCAGTTTTTCCATGTCTGCCTTGGAGATTCCTCCACCGGCAGCTGCAGCACCACCATTCTTACCTTTCGCAGTCTGGACCCCGAACGTGGCTAAAACCCCCGTAAAGACCGAGGCGATGAAAGTTGGATCGAGTTTCTGCTCGGGGATTCCAAGAGCAGGGGGTAGTTTGATATATGCGAGCGTAAGTATACCTCCAGACCAAACAAGGATACCAAGACGGACAAAGGTACTAAGAATTGCCAATTGTTCTTCGGAGTCCTCAACCTTGTCTTTGAGTTTACCGAGTGGACCTTTCTTCTTGGGTTCATCCTTTTTTAATTCTTCGGACATATTCAGTTAGTCAGGCAAATCTATTTAGTTTTTTGTTTGCCTAGGGTAATGCTCTTCTGGAAAGTAAAGGTCATATGGGAGACTGTAGTGACCCATATTCATGTAGTAACAATCAAGAGTTCTGAGTTCTTCGATTTCTGTTTTGTTCTCTTTGTATACACTGAACTCCATAATGCTTTGACATTTATGGACTACAGAATCAGGAACCCGAACTGGTTTATCAGTGATTGGACTTGTAATGAATACAGGTGCCAATGCAGCAATTAAAAAATTCATTTGATGTAACCCTTTTCAACAAGAAATTCACGAGTAAGTGGAGTGGGTTCATATACTTCCCACATAGCACCAGTAGCACATGCTTGGAGTGCTTTCATTGTCATGTTCTCGGTGCGTCCTGCCCATCCTGCTTCTGCTTCCCAAGGAACAGCATTCTCAGGATATGTACGCTCTGCCATCACACGCCAAATCATAGGCACCTCATCTTCAGGTTTGATGATGGCAATAAAATTATTCTCGATGGTTCCTGCCATACAATCCTGTGCAGCGTGCCATCCCTCATGGCGCATTACTTGCATCAGAGTTCCAGTGCGACCCATGTATGT